CTCTTACCCCGAGCACGACAACCAAGACTTATCAAATAAAAGAACTGTCTTTTTTACTTTTGCTGAAGAAGGGAAGAAAAACAAGCCGTGGCACTTGGCTGCAGGATTTACATTTGCTCACAAACAGGTCCAGAAAAATAAAGAAGATCTTGCAAATTTATGCATACCTGAAACAGTAACCATTGATTATTCTGAATATTCGGATGTTACACTGTTTAAAAAAAATATTTTTGCTAAACCCTACAAAGATGGAATAATGTTGGTCACGGACGTAGAAAAAGCGAACAGGATTTGTATTGCCTTAACTGTAGGATCCAAAAAAAGAAGTAATTCGTTGATCGACGGAAAAATAATTGCATCAATATTTGAAAATTCTTTCTATAATTATGGCCAGATAGATTGGGCTGACAAAAGGTTTGATGACCAAGTGGTTTTCTACGTTGTATCTCCTAAAATTGTTAAAAATAGAGCTGTAAGAATTGTTTTTAAAAATAATACTCATTTAAATGGAATGGTAAAACACTTTAGAAGTGAACCACAGCGTAAATTACCACCAGGGAAATTTAAACATTTTTATGACAGCACATCAATGGCTCACTTTGTTCCAGACCGTATTGCTACTTGCCGAAACGAAAAGGACCCTACTAAAGCTGCTAATTATAAAAAAAGCTATGATCACAGCAAGGAAGAATTATTAAATGTAAGTTATCAAACTGCCTTACTTACATCAGCTAATAGTTGTGTTCTTGCGGGTGGTAAATTTGATATAGGTGAGAATTTTTGGACAAATATTGAAAAATATAGGGATAAATCTCTAGAAGAAATAAAACAAGAATATATGAGAGATATTTTTCCCTTTGAAAAAAATCTTGGAGAAAAAATTTTTAAGAAGAATTTTTTAAAACTGGCTGTTCTCTCTTATCACACTAATGAAGGTACCACCTTATGTAATGAAACAAAAATTAATATCGATACTAGAACAAAGTCAGATTGCGTCCTTTTTTGGACGAGAATAGGTCTTTTTGAATTATTATTTAATGTTTTAAACGATAAAAATTTTCCTTTGTGCATGCGAAATTCTCAGATTATTAATGAGGCCGATATCTTTGATCCTATTTTGGCTCCTCATCTGGGTTTATCCTCTATCAAGGATGAAAGCGTTGACGCGTACAACACAATAAATGCCGAGGCCTTTAAAGAAAATAAACACGACTACTCCGATCAGGAAAAAACATCAAAGACAGCTGACAGAAAGAAAAAAGACTTAGAGGCCATAGAAAAAAGCAAGAATCAAAAACCCTTTTTGTTTAAAAATAAACACATACTACAAGAAGCCATTGAAAATCAAATGGGACATCATAAGGTACCACATGATGGGGTATTTGAATTGCTGCACGACCCATTTTTTAAATGTATTCGTTTCAGGGAAAATAAAGATGTAGTCACTGCGGTTGTACTTGATAAAAATGAAAGATACCTGATTGAAGTATTTTCCAAAGCGGAAGTAGATTTTAAATACCTGTTATGGAACCAGATGAAACTTAATAAACATTATTCAGAAGAATGTATGCAGGAAATATACACAAAAATTGCTACAGTCATCAGGGACAGCTATGTACTCATTGAAAGAGATAGAACCATGGGTTATGGCGGAAGAAGAAGACCCTATGGAATGAACACAAGTTCAGAATATAATATCTATTATTTTCCAAGAAAAAGATACAGATATAAAAATAACACACAAGCAGAGAAAGCTTTCTTTCGAGAAACTAGGAAGTTTAGCGGAACCAGAAGAGCCCATGCAAGAGGATTACCTGAAAATTATAAGCCTTCTGACAAACAACTGTTGTTAGCAAAAAGCTTAGACTTCTATGTTCCTGATGGATGTACTTTTGTAAATGAAGCTGAGTGGGGTATCAAAATGACTAAAAGGGAAGTGAGGTATCGTCACACCTGTTTAAATGATGTATTCTACTACGATAATAGAGAAGTGTCCAAGGCACACGAAATAAACCAGCTATCTCCTGCTGGCTTTGAAGAATACTGTGAAGAACGTGTTAAAAAATTAGGATACAGCATCAAGAGTAATTTCGAAGATCGTGGTATTGATATTAGAGCTACTAAAGTTTTGGATAGTGGTGAAGTAGAATATTTGTTGATTCAATGTAAACATCCTCGTATTTCCAATAAACCGATTTCACCTGGAGCCATGAGGGACTTTAACACTGCGTGTGATGACGAACCCTCTAAATATAAAAAAGTTAAAATATTCATGACTTCCACTACATTTAGTCCTGGGGCAAGAGAACTAGCAGAAAAACATAATATTAAATTAATTGATGGAAACGATTTATTACAATGAAAAAAAATAATAAATACAACTATGTCCGTGGATCACGGTCCACGGATCATGGCTCACGGACCTACCGGGTCGATGGATTTAACTTGCCTTCGGTCACGACTATTTTATCACGGACCAAGGATCAACAGTATTTAAAAAAATGGAAAGACCGAGTCGGGCATGAAGAAGCGCAAAGAATATTCAACCTATCTAGTAGGAGGGGGACTGCCATGCATAAGTTTCTGGAGAAACATATCGAAGACTCCGGGTACGAGGACCTTACGGAGATTGGCGTCCAGGCTAAGCCGATGGCGCAAAAGATTATTGACGTAGGACTCTCGTATGTTTCACAATATTATGGAAACGAAGTAACGCTTTATTACCCGGGCCTTTATGCAGGGACCACGGATCTGGTTTGCATGCATAATGATTTAGATACCATCATCGATTTTAAGCAGTCGAATCGCCCCAAGGAGGAGGCATGGGTTGAAGATTACTACCTGCAAATCGCAGCATACGCCATGGCTCATGATTATGTGCATCAATCTAACATTGAACAAGGCATCATAATGGTCTGTACTCCTGACCTATATTACCAAGAATTCAAGTTTTCCGGACTTACTTTAAGGTCGTGGAAACACAAGTTTTTAAAACGATTAGATCAATATTATGAATTGGTAAGAGATTATAAAGAAGAAGCACAGATTAATACAACAGAATTATTAAAAGAATTTGAAAAGAACAAAATTGAGAAATAGGGCCCGCAACTTCCACAGGGTTTAATGGAATCCTGCAACAAGCTGACTCAGCCGCGGTCAACCCTTATACATATAAATGCTGAATCAGCGTCCATGAAAGGAGGTAAAATGAGAGACGCAGGCACAATAAGAGAAAGAATCTTTCAAGCTTTGATTAAGCGCTACACCGCCGATCAGGAGGAAGCATTGGTCAAGATTGATGCACTCTTGAGAGGGGATGTTGTTCCAGGGCACTGTGCCCTGACTGAAGACATCGACAGGTTGCTGGGTAAAGTGGCTAACGCAGCTGAAAAGATGGCAATATTAAGGCGACATTATGGCACAAATTAGGCAAGAAAAAGTGTCGTAGAGGGGTCGCAGAAGGCTTAAAAGTGTCGCAGAACGGACAACTTAGAGTTGTATACAACTTGTGGTTGTGGATCCGCGACACTTTTGAGGGTCTGCGACCCCTCTGCGACCCCTCTGCGACACTTTTTAAATGCTCTATAAGCATTGATTTATATAGCATACTTGTAGTCTGCGACACCTGCGACCCCTAATTCACGTTTTTTTGGAAAAGGGGTTTAGGAAAAAATTTTTAGTATATAAGTGTCGTAGGTGTCGTGACACATTTCTGCCACAATTGAGTCGCCCAAAGGATGTGTTATAAAGAGTAATGCCTAAGAGAAAAAAGTCTAAATATCGTCACGTTGTAATTAATAAGAAGAGGTATTATTTCTATAAAATCTCTTGGATAGACATTACCGGGGACGCTGGGCATGCTACTGCGGAAGAGTTTAATAAATTCGAGTGTTCGAAGATGATTACCTTCGCATATGTTTATAAGAAGACAAAGAAGTTTATTTGGACCTTTAGTAGCTATGATACAAAGGATGAAGTGTTCTCAGATAGAAATGTTATGCCCGTAGGGTGTGTACTGAGACTGGAGAAGAGAGATGCATGATGAAGCTGAGTTCGGGGTTGACGATTTAAGTGAAGATGACTACAACAGATTAAAGAAGGAGGTTAACATGGCTAAAAAGAAAAAAGCTAAGAAGAAAAAAAGAAAACTTAAAAAGAAAAAGAAAAGTAGATAGTGTGGAATCCGGATAAGGTGATAGTTATAACTTTACTACTACTGAGTGCGGGGTTAATTTATTGCCTTGTCTTGAACCTTTATTAGATGCTAGCTTTTTGGTTTTGTTTTGCTTTATTCTTGTTGTTGGTGTGGGCAATTTTTCATTGGGAGTAACATTTAAAATTGGTGCATAATCGTCTAAAATTTGTTTCATTTTCGCTTCTAATTCTTGTTCTGACATGTCTTCTAATTTCCCATGTTTTATTATTTTTCGTTCTATGTATAGTCCTGCTGCCTTTCCTCGATTTGTTTCGGCGTTTACTGCAGAGGAAAAACTCCCTTTCTTTAAAGCCAGTTCCTTTATCCGAGCAAGTTCAGCCACGTGTTCATCATAACTCACAGCGAACTTTTTAAGTCTTTCTTCTTTGAGTTTTCCTACATACTGTACAACTAATGGGCTTAGTCTAGGATTCAAGAGTTCTGATCCTTCTGATCTAGCTCTTTTTTCACTGTAGCCGGCAGCTATAGCTGCTTCACCCTGAGTCATAGGTCCATCAGCTCCACCGAACACTACGAATTCGGCAAATCTCATTTGCATTTCAGTTAATCTCTTAGGAACACCCATATTGACAATTTAAGGTAACATTGATAAAAAGTCAATGTGAAAGAAGGAAAATGTATTATGGGAGAAATGAGAAAAGATAGAGAAAAAATTACAGATACAAGTGTCTTGATTGAGACTTATGAGAAGGAGATATGGAAGTTAAAAGAATTATTATCTCGAGCTTTGCAAGATACTAATACGCTTGAAGGAACGAAGAGAATTGTAATAGATTTGTCTAAAGAGAAGATTATATTAAAGAAACGAGCTGAAGAAGCTGAGGGTGAGCTTAGTATTCTCAAAGGAATTGAAACGAATCGAGTGAAGGAAGCGCAGGCAAGATGCAATCACTTGCAAGACCAGTTGGACAGAACCAAGAAAGATAATAATGATTTGTATAACCGAGTTGCGGAACTGATTGAGATTAGTGAGTCGCATCAAAAACT